AACAATATTAATTTTTTACCTACATGATATTTTTCATAAGGTATATTTTGGTCTTTAATCCAAAAATCAGGTTTTTGTGTTTGCCAAATTTTAATTAAGTCTTTTTTAGTACATAAATCGTTTTCTTCTTTATATTTACGCAAATCTTTGAATGTATTACTATTAGCCATATCGTTAATTCTCCTACCTACTTTTAGGTGATTTAATGTTTTCAGAAAATCAGTAAGAATAAAGTTTCTTGCTGATTTTCGCATTTTAAATAATAACATTCCAATCTCTTTTCATTCAAAACTATTTTTCCTCAAACCATAACTATCTTAACTATCTTATAAAAAGAAATTGAAGTTAATTTTATTAACTATTTTATTTAGATAGGAGAAGATAATATGGCTCATATTCTTGATGTGCTAAGTTCGCTGGGTGAAGATGCCCTTGCCAACAAATATTCCATAATTTTACCAACTACTGTATCACAGTTGGCAGGTGTTAATGACCAACTTACATTCCGTATTACGAATGTATCAATTCCTGAAAAGACAATTGGCACTTACACAATCACAAAACGTGGTCGTCAGTTTGACCGACCTAATGGTTTAAGTGAACAGTCTCGTGAAATCTCATTCACATTCAGACCAGACAAGAAACTTGTTACTTACAAGGCGATTTCTAATTGGATGTCTTATATTCAGAACAATGAAACTATGTTTATGGCTTCTGATAGTGGTGCTAACGGTGAAGGTGGTGCAAGTTTATTCCGTGCGCCTATTGAAATTTGGGCAATCGATAATCTTGATGATAACAACATCGCAGGTACTCCAAACTCAATTTGGTTATGTGAAGGATGTTTCCCTACTTCATTAGGTGGACTTGAATTTGATGAAGAAAGTGGAGAACCGTTGACTGTGGATGTAACTTTAAACTGTTTCAATATCATTTATCCATCAGTTTAAAATTTGTTACTATTTAATGTGTATTAAAGAGGTAGTTTATCTCTAAAATAATATATTATTTTTTAACACAAAACCTATATAGGAGAAATTAAAATGAAATCAATTCGTTTGAGAAAATCAATTATGGTAGAAGGAAAGATTATTTCCAAGGGTGCAAGAATCCTCGTTGAAAACGAAGACGTTGAAGATGTAGGAACAACTCTCGATACATCTGCTAATATGGAAGATGATGTTGATGTAGCAAAGGCTAGACGTGCAAGATTGGCTAGAATCCGCAAAATCAAGGCTTTGAAAGCAAAAAAGGCTGAAGGTGATGTAGTATCGACAGAAGATAATCTCGAACCGGAAAATTTCCCTGCTGATGAAATTCAGGCACTCAGACGTGCTAGAAAACTTCGCATGATGAAATTGGCTAGAAAGGCTCGTAAAGCAGAAGACGAAACAACCGATGAAGTTACAGAAGAAGATGAAGATGAAATTGCTGAAAAGAAAGCAAAACATCTTGCTCGTATCAAGAGAATTCGTGCTATGAAGAAAGCCGAAGGCGAAACTGTAACTGCTAGTGAAAACGATGAACCGAAAGATTTCCCAGCAGACGAAATTCAGGCTATGAAACGTGCAAAATTGGCTAAACTTCGTAAAGCAAAAAAGGCTGAAGACGAAGTTGAAGAGAGCGATGAAACTCTTGATGAAGAAGACGAAGATACTGAAAAGAAAGAACTTCGTAAGGCTCGACTTGCAAGAATTCGTAGACTTCGTGCATTGAAAAACGCTAAAAAAGCAGAAGACGAAGAAACTGTAACTGAAGAAAATGACGAGATTGAAGAAGATGAAGGTGATGATGACGGAGTTTGTGCTGAAAAGTGCAAGAACTAAGTTAAATTAAATCTTTAATAAAAACCCTAGATTTTATTCTAGGGTTTTTATTTTATAAATCAAATAAAGTTAATTTTTTTATGATTCATGATTTTTAAAATATTCAATGAGTTTTTCTTCAATATTTTCAGTATATTTAATTCTTAAAAGATTAATATTATTATTTTTACAATAATCTGTTTTTATATTATCTCGCATTTGTAATAATTTAAAAGATTTTAATTTTTCTTCTTCTGTTAAATTAGATTTAAAATCGGTTGGTATGAAATGTTGTTTTCCATCAAATTCTATACATAAATTATATCGAGGAAGATAAAAATCGAAAGGTAATGGTTTTATATTTTTACAATCCTTAAATCGTTTCTGTTCTTCAAATTCCATTTTATTTTCAATTAACCAATTTCTAACTACAGTTTCACCTTTTGAAGAGCAACATAATGGACAACCTTGACCTTGTAAATGATGATGAGGGGTAATTTTAAATAAACGATTATGTTTTTTACAAATTAATTGTACTTTAATATCAGAACCTTCATAAATTACTTTAGAATAATCATATAAATTACCGTGAATTTCTATGGCATGTTTTACAAATTCTTCTTTTGTCATTTTTAAAAATAATTTACCTTGTTCTATTGCACATAAAGGACATCCGCTACCCATGAGATGAATATGTGGTGTTTGTGGAAATTCATGAGGTTTATCATGATTATTACAAATTATAATCACTTCAATATCATAATCTTTGTAAACAACTTTGGAATAATCATAAGTTCCAATTCCATGAATTTCATTTGCTCGTTCTATAAATTCATCTAATGTCATTTTTAATTTTTCACTTAAAGTTTTAAGTCCACAGAGATAGCAACCACGACCTTGTAAATGATGACTAGGTTTTTGATGAAATCTATATGGTGTTTCATGATTATGACAAGTTATCCAAACATCAGTTTCAGAATTTATATATTCAACTTCCGAATAATCATATCTTCCAACACCATGCTTTTTATTTGCTTTTTCTATAAATTCTTCTTTAGTCATTTTCTTTTTTCCACTACATTCTAAGCATCCATGACCTTGTTTGTGGTCGGTTGGAGTTTGTGGAAAACAATGTCCATTCCTACACTCAATCAGCAATTTCTCTTTTGATTTTACATAAACGCTTTTATGATAAATATATTTATCTCCATGCACATGCAGTGACTTCCAAATAAAGTTCTTAGTCTTTACATCCTTGTACCAATATTCCAAGTTCATCGTGTTCAGAATTTCATATTCCCTACACATCATCCGATAATTTTCAACTTTGATAAGAAAATCGTCTGCATACTTGAAATCCCAAGCAATTTCCCTCTTTTTAGAAATTTCCGCATTTCCTAGACATTCCGCACAATTACACTTTTCTTGGTTTTCATTTTTCGTCTTGTCATAAGACATCATTCGATTTAATACATTCATAAATCGCACCTCTTAAATAATTTTAATTTTTAAGTCATCGCAATTGACTTTATATTAAATAGTTAAAAATTAAAGAGGTGTGACTGAAAGGAGGTTGCAAAAATCAGTCAACGATTTAGGATTGCGACCTAGACCTCACCTCTTTGTTATATAATATAGTTATTTTCATTAAAAATCAATACCACAATTTTATAACTATTCAATTATATGCTTAAACCAAACACAAAACTTTACCATAAAAACATTTTCTTACCACAAGAGTTAATCAATCAAGCAATTCATCAGCAACAAAATACTACAAACTTTGTATTCACTAAACATCTTATAGAAAGAATTGAGTGCAAAGACCGTTCTCACAATTCAGTAACCGCTGAAAAGATATGGGATGTTTTGAGCAAATTAAAAGAAAAACCTATAATTCCTTTTGAGGTGGAAACAGAAAATTTTAATGGAAAAGAAAAAGTAACTAAATATGTTGTGCGTGACACATGTAACATGTTTGAAGATATTTCTGTAGTTATTCGTGGAAATAAAGTAATTACGGCTTATATAAATAATTCTACAGATGAACATTTCACATTAGATTGTTCAAAATATTCAAAATTTTAATAATTTTTCTTGACATATTAAATAAATTATGATACTCTTTATACAAAAGGAGTAGATTATGAATATTACAGATTTAGTGAATAAAGAACTTGAAAAAGCGAAGGATAAATTTGGAAAAGAAGATACAATGGTCTCTTTACTTCGAAAATCTTTAACTTTGTTCGGATATAAAGTTCTTGAAGAAATAAGCAGATTGAATTTTCCTGCTTTTACATATTTAAATGATGATGATTTAACCAAACAAGGATTTTGTAATATGGTTTTGAATTATCTTGTGGACAAAGATGATTCTAAATATGGTAATATTCATTTTTCAGAATATAAAAATTGGTTTGAAGGTGTACCAAACGAAACTGATAAATTAATGATTGTTGAAAGAGCAAACGGTAAATATGATTTTGCTAAATTTGATGAAGAACAGAATCATTGGATTACACAAGATAACGAAATAATTTGTGATGTTTGTAAATGGCGAACTTTTCTTCCAAGTTATATGAATTAAAGGAGAATTATATGAAAATTTATTTTGCAATTTATGAGTGTGACGACTTTAAATATGGATTTGATAAGGAGGTGGAGTTTAATGACCGATAGAGAAAAACAAGGAATAAATTAATTAGTAGATAAACTTAATTTTAAAGAAGATGAAATTTTTGAATTAACAAAAAAGAATAATAAACTTGAAGAACGAATTCATACACTAGAAGTGTATCTTGAAGGTGCAGTAAATTATTTAATATTAAATGGTGATGTAGATAAGCCTATCATAAAAGATGTTGAAAATATCTTACATATGACTTTTAACAGAATTTCTAATGTTTCAGACAACCAACAAAAATATACCCATGCTATAAAACTTCTTAAAAGATGTTATGATGATTATGTTTATCTTCCGCCTTTAAGAACTGAAATTGAAAAATTTTTGGAAGAAATATAAAATGATTTATCGTAACAGAATTTGTCCAAAGTGCGAATTGAAAATGAAATATCTTGATAGAGTAGGTGTTTGGGTTTGTATGGATTGTGGATATGAAGAGGAATAAAATATGAAAATTAATCTTACAAAGGAAGAAATGGATATTTAATAATTTTTTGACAAATTTGTTATATCATGATGTATTAAAACATAAAGATTTTATATAGGAGATATAAATTATGTTATATGGTAAATTGAAAACTTCGAACGATTATGGTTTTTTAGTCGAAGGGAATGAAGAAAAATTAGACTCTTATGTTATTGTAGACGATGATATTCATTGGGAATTGATACAAAATGCAAATAAAGAAAATAAGGTTATAGTTCCTGATGATAAAGGTCGTCCTATTTTGGCAGATAACATAAAGCCGAAATTCGAAGAAACCGTAAAACAAAAAGTTTTTAATTTAAAACATTATTTAAGTTCGACAGATTGGTATGTGATTCGTTTTGCAGAAGAAGGTACTCCTATTCCAACAGAAGTAAAACAGAAAAGACATAACGCAAGAATCGAAATTTCAAAACTCAGTGAAATAGTAAAGGAATAATTTTAAGATTAAAAGAAAAAATAACGCCACATTATAAAAAGGTGTGGTATTTGACTGTGGAAGAAAGAAATAGATTTTTGATAATTTTACTTGACAAAATAATTTCTTTTATGATATTATTTAATCATAAAGGAGATTCATTTTTATGGCATTCACATCAAAAGACTCATTGGTTAAAGCACTTAAAGAACAACTCGCTACTAATGAAAAACGAGCAATTGAAGGTTTGCTTAGAATTTATAGTTTTCAGACTAATGAAGAAAAATGCAAAGGTTGTACCAAAGAATTCAACGGTATGGGATTTTCTTCAATTGATTCAGATGTTCTTTCTAGTTTTGCTGAACAATACATTACAAAAGGTTGGCTTTCTCCTAAACAAATAATTTGCGTAAAGAAAAATATGCCTAAATATGCTAGTCAGTTGATTAATCTTTTAATTGCAAGTAGAAAGATTGTAAAAGAAAATGGTGAGTATATTTTTGTGAGATAACTATATAATATAAAGAAAAAAAAATATTTTAGGAGAAAGAATTATGATAGAAACTGTTCTTGATGAATTAGAAGATTATTTTAGAGATGAAGGATTCAAAGTTAATTTTGAAATTATAGATGATTTGTCTGTTTATGTTCATTTTGAAAATAATGATATTTATGACATTGATTCTTTTTATAAAAAAATTACAAAAGTAACTCATAATTTTTCAAAAGATATTGTAGCATTAAACAGAGTTGATTTTGTAACAATGGGTGAAATTTATCTGCTTATTTCAGTGGAAGACCCTAGATAATTATAGGAGAAATAAATTTATGATTATTGATTTAATTTTGGATAGAAAAGACGGTGAAGAATATAATGTAAGAGATTTTTATTATGCTTGCTTGCATTATGGTGAAGTTGGTGATGATATCACTCGTGCTTTAGATAGTGGTACAGAAAAAGATGTGAAGAAAGCATTGTGTGATTATGTAATCGATAATGATTATAATAAAAACATTTGCAAATATATTAATTCTGTAAATTGGCTTGAGAGTAAAAAATCTGTCAGAAAATCTTTGAAAGAAAAAGTTACAGTTGCCAAATCATTGAAAATTATAGAACGTGCTTTGTTGGATTTGATTCATGATGACACAATTCAAGAAGAGTTTAATATGGCTTTTGATGATGTTAATGGTATTTATGATTCTGTAGATGATATGTTTGAAGTTAGTGTACATAATGTACTGAATAAACTTCTTAAAGAACATACAATTACGGTGTTGCCGTTTTAATTAAAAATTTTGTAAAATTATTGAAATAATAAAAGTATTAAATCAATTTTGTATAAAAGTCTTGATAAAACTGTATAAATTTTATCAAGACTTTATGTAAAATTTGACTTGAAAAAATAAAATCAATTATTTATTATATAAAAGAAAGTCAAAGAAATCTTAATTTCGATGGCTTTCTGAACAAAACCAAAACTTACGAGGTTTTAGAATGTCTGAAAACGATTCTAACATAATCACATTAAAATTAAAATACTCAACCGATGAAAATTCTAAAACTCGAATTTTAGAATATATTAAGAATTATAATAATGTTCTTCGTTTTACATACAATCGTCTGCATGAAAATAATAAATTAAAAACGAAAGAAATTACAGAATTGCAAAAATCAATGAATAATATCTTTGTGGATTCTTGGTTTAAAGATTCCTCAATTTTTGATTCAAAAGCCTTACTTCATAATGGCAAAGTAATTTTTGGAGGAAAGAAACTTTTCATTTATAGATGTCAAAATAAAATATCAAAAGAGGAATTTCAGATAAAGAAACTAAGACCTATTTATTCAGTTGGAGAATCTGATAAAAAAGGAAATCGTAAATTTTCAATTGTTACTGAAAATCATGTAATTTTTAAACCGACAAGGAATGAACATTTTCTTTTGGAAATAAACCCTAGTAAAAATTATCAAAATTACTTGATTCAACTTTTACAATTAGAGGAAGAAAAGAAAATACCAATTGATTTCAAGTTGGGATTAGAATATGTTTACATTTCATTTGATTTAAACAAATTAAAGAATGAAAGAAAAATAGTAGATAAAATTAAAGATAGATATTTCGCAATAGATATGAACCCTAATTATGTAGGATATTCTGTAATAGAATGGTATGATGAAAAAGAATACAAAATAATAGATAAAGGAGCGATTTCTCTAAAAAATTTGAATGATTATGATGATTCATTGAAAGGAAAAGGATTTTCATCAGATTCAAAAGAAAGAAAATACATTACAAATAAAAGAAATTATGAAATAGCAGATATTGCACACAAATTAGAAAGAATAGCAAATCATTATCAATGTGAAAGTTTTGTAATGGAAGATTTGTCTATTCCATCAAAAGATAACGGAAAAGGTAAAAGATTTAACAGACTTTGTAATCAGCAATGGTGTAGAAATAGATTTTGTAATATTCTTAAAAAATTGTGTAAACTTGATAAAATTAAGATTCTTGAAGTAATTCCAAATTATACTTCGTTTATAGGAAATTTAGTTTACAGAGATGAAAAATTACCAGATTTTGTACTTGCTAGTATCGAAATATGTAGAAGAGGATACGAGTTTAATCATCAGTATGTTTTGAAGGATAAAGCAATTAAGAAAAATATAGTTCAAGGAAACTTTGATGAAGACAAAGTAGTTTATGCTCAGTCATTGGAAGAATTGGGTGTAAGTGAACAATTTTCTAGTTTTTATGAACTTTATAAAATAATCAAAAAATCTAAAATAAGATATAGATTTCCGCTAGATTTATGTAATTATGCGGTTTTTAGGAAGAAACATATAAAAACTTATCAAACTTTATATAAGTTTGTATAATTTTATATATTTTTTATATCTTACAGAAGTTTTTTAATATGAATGAAACGGAGATATAAATGCAAAACATAAAATTGATAGAAGAATGTTTGGATAATCCCATTTGGAGCAACAATTCTTTTTGTAAATGTAAAAAGAAAATAATTCGTAAACTAATTGATACAGATGATAGAGTGATTTATTGTGAATTGTGTGATTGTCCTATATTAGTTGAAGATATGGATAAGATTGTAGACGATTGGAGACATATGCGACTTTCAGAAGAAGATTTGGTGGAAGTCAACGAGATTTTAAGAAATAAAGACAAAGATAAAAACATGCAGATTTTGAACAACATTTTGAAAGTAGCAGATATGCTCAAATTTAATTTGTATGGAATCCGTAACAGAGTTACCGATAAAATCATAGTTGTTGGGTTGCTTGATGATAGAGTCATATTTGCGGATGCTACAAATTGGTTTCAAGCAAAAGTGTGGACTGAAAGAGAAGATGCTGATGAAGTATATAGAGTTATGTGCAACTTGGATAATGGATTTCAGATTAATTATTTTGTAGATAAATTATCTGATTTGGAATTGAAAGAATATCAGAAAGTGAATAGATTATAATTACATAAAACAACATAAGGATTGAGATATGAGCGAAACAAATGTAAAGACAGTGAAGAAAATCAAGAAGATTGTGAGTGAACCGAATTTTATTGGTGTTGATTTGGGTAAAGGTAGTGATGTAGGAACTTGTAATGGAGAAGTTGTACCTAAAGTTATGAAGAAAGTAAAGAAGATTGTGAAAAAAGAACAGATTTATTATGTTCATACTTGCGGTTATAATTATGTGGTCGATACAATCGATGCCGATGTTGCTTTCAGCGGAACAAAAGATGAGTGTGATAAATGGATGAAGGAACATTCTATTGTTGAAGGTTTGGAAGATAATACTAATCCTAATGAATATATGGACGATGATTCATCTTGCGATTTCGGTGATTTTGAAAGCGGTAAGGTTGAGGAATGTAGTTCTGATAATGTGCCGACTGTGAAAAAGGTGAAGAAGTGTGTGGCTTCTGATGAAACAAGTGTCGCTGAGTCTGTGGATTATGGAAAGCAAATTGTGTTTACTAAGGTTACGGATTTAGACCCAAAACTATATGAAGATTTTACGATTGAAAAATATCCTTACGGTGCAATATTTTTTGACTGGGAAGTTTACAAATACGATTGGTGTGTCACTTTTATTGATGTAATTAAAAATAAGAAAACAGTAATAGTTAATGACCGTAAAGGATTATTGAAATTTTATATACAAGAAAAAGGCAAATTATATTTTTCTTATAACGGTAGAAATTATGATAATTTTATTTATAAAGCAATTATCTTGGGTATGAATCCTAAAGAAGTAAACGATAAGATTATCAACGAAGGTCTTAAAGGATTTCAGATTTCAGATAAGTTCAAAGATATCGAACTTTATGATTTTGATTGTTATCATCTTAATCATAGTCTTAAACAATATGAATCATTTTTGCAACTGGAGATAAATGAAGACCATACACCTTTTGATATAGACAGATTAATTACTGAAGAGGAATGGACTGACATTCTTAAATATAACACTCATGATGTAACGAGTTGTATCGAGGTCTTTAGAAAAAGTCCTTATACTTACGAAGCACACATCGGTTTGATAGAAATGTTTAATTATCTTCCTTTTAGTGCTATTAATAAAACATCGGCACAAATTGTAGCGGATATTTTGAAATGTAAAAAAGGTACGCATGATGATTCTGACCAATGGAATATTGTATGCCCACCAAATTTGCAAGTAAAAAAATATAAGCATGTTATAGATTGGTTTTTAAATCCTCAAAATCATGATTTAAGTAAAAAGGCTGATTTTGAAATTATGGGATTAAAACATACTATTGGTTGGGGCGGAATTCATGCTTCGGTTGCAAAGGAATATATTGATAATAAAGATGGGGGTTTAATCCTTCATATTGATGTGAACAGTTACTATCCTTCGCTACTAATTTTTGGAAAAGTCTATCCCGAAAATAAAACTATTGGTGAACTTGCTTTTGGTAAAGAAGGTATTAAGATTTATGAAGAAATTTATAATAAACGATTACAATTAAAAAGAGAAGGTAAAAAGAAAGAACAGGCTCCGTTAAAAATCGTTTTAAATGGAACTTATGGTATTCTTCGTGATAAGAATTCTAATGCTTATTATCCTAGAGGGGCAACATTAATTTCTGTTTATGGGCAGATGTATCTTGTAGACTTGATTGAACATCTTGAAGAAGCAAAGTGTTGTAGAGTGCTAAATAGCAACACAGATGGTCTAATTGTCAAGTGCTTTTCTCAAAAAGATGTCGAAACTGTGGAAAAGATTAGACAAGACTGGGAACGCAGGAGTTTGATGGGTTTGGCTCGTGATGATATTAACTATTGTCATTTTAAAGATGTAAATTCTTATCTTTTTGAATTCGCTAACGGAAAGATTGAAGTAAAAGGTTCTTACTTAAAAGAAACTAATGATTTGGATAATGATTTACCTATAGTAAATGAATGTTGCAGAGAATATATTATGCACAAAATAAATATAGTTGATTTTATAAATAACTGTGATGAACTTTGGAGATTTATGAAAACATTCAAATTGAGTGGTAATTATAAAGAAGTTTATCATAACGGAATTAAATACACCAATAAATGTTATCGTGTTTTTGCAAGCAAAGATTTGAAAGATACTTACTTAGGAAAAAAGAAAGCAGACAGTAATACCATTGAAAAGTTTGCAGGACAATCAGACCATGTATTTATTGAGAATGGAGATATTCATAATAAAAAGTGTTCAGAATATCCTATGTTGGATAAGCAATGGTATATTGATTTAGTATATGACCGTCTTGAAGATTTTGGTATAGATGCAAGACCTAGTATGTTTGAGGAATTCTTTTAATTAGAGATTTTATGTGGTTAAAGGGGTAAATTTGCCAAAATTGATAAATTAATACCTTTAACTACAGATTTTATGAAATTAAGAATTTTTGAGGAATGTATGACAGAAACATTATATAAAGGCGATTGTCTTATTGAGATGAATAAAATTGCTGATAAATCGGTGGATATGATTTTATGTGATTTACCGTATGGCACGACCGCATGTAAATGGGATGTGATTATTCCATTTGATAAGTTATGGGAACAATATAACAGAATTGTAAAATCAAATGGTGTGATTGTTTTGTTTGGAAGTGAGCCTTTTTCATCCAAATTAATATGTTCTAATATTTCAAATTTTTCACATTCTTGGATATGGGAAAAAGAACAAGGAAGTAATTTTTTGTTATCAAACATTCAACCAATGAAAATACACGAAAATATAATGGTATTTTATCCTACATTTGATGATACAGAGTCTAATTTAGAATTAAGAGAATATTTTTATTCTGAAAAGGAAAAAGGAAATTTATCAAACAAACAGATAAATGAATTATTAGGGTATTCAACTAAAGGTAGTGGAATGGCAGGTCATTATTTTAAGAAAGATAAAACGCAATTTATTTTTCCTAAAAAATCAGATTATTTAAAATTACAACAAACAGGTTTCTTTCAAAAATCTTATGATGAATTACTAATTTTATATGAAAGTAATAAAAGTAATAAAAGAACATTTAATCAACAATTTACAGAAGGCAAAAAATATATAACTAAACAAGGTGGAATTAGTGATGTTTATGGGAATAAACATAAAGATATAATAACTGTAAATGAAGGTAAAAGATTTCCAAAAAGTATATTGAAATTTAATAGAGATAAAGAAAAATTACATCCAACTCAAAAGCCAATTGCATTACTTGAATATCTCATCAAGACCTACACCAATGAAAACGAAACTGTTTTAGATAATTGCATGGGTAGTGGCTCAACGGGTGTCGCTTGTATAAACACTAACCGTAATTTTATCGGAATAGAAAAAGATGATAAATATTTTGAGATTGCCAAAGACAGAATAGAAAAGGCGAAAGAAAGTCTGTTTGATATGTAGGACAATTTATCTTGACATTTTCTATAAAATCTACTATATTGTATGTAAGAAATAATCCGTAAGTTCCGCTAAAACCTATGGTGCATTTCTTAGCGGAACTTAGTGCATTGTAGGAGGAATTTATGGATTATATTTCTGTTAAAAAACTTTCAGAAAAATACAAAATTGATTTCTATCAGTTTATTTCTTATCTTGAATTTTTGAACATTCCTATTGAAATCGAAAATAATATCAAAACGATATCAAATGAAAATATCGCTCTGATTGATAAATTTATTTTTACTTATACAACAAATCAAATTGCTTATATAAAATCTCATAATATTCAGCCATTTTTTAATGGAACTTTACTTTTAGATTTGAGAAAGAAATATAGTTTGAATGAAAAACAATTCAAAAGCAAATGTGTAAATGCCGACCTTGAATTCAAATATGTTTATTCTAATGAAGAATGTGAAAAGTTTGATAAATATATTAATAAAAAATTAAATAAAGCAGAACTTCGAGAAGAAAAATATGTTAAAGAAGGTTGGATTCCGTTAAGAAATATCATTGATGAATTGGGTAGTAAATATAATTTTTCAACAAAAACGACTGCTTTAGAAATTTTAGAATATCTTAAAATTAAAATTTACAAACCTTATAATTCATTATCTTTTATAAATGAAAAACAAAAGGAAGAGTTTGAAGAATTTCTTAAAAAATTCGATTCTGCAAAAGAAAGAAAATTATTTTTTCAAGAAAAGACATGTCGAGAAAAGTACGGGGTAAGTAATCCTACTTTAACTAATGAAGCGAGAAATAAAATTTCTGAAAAAGTAAAAGAATCTTGCACAGAAGAAAGACAAAAGAAAATAGAAGAAACAAAGTTGAAGAAATATGGTAAACGTTCAATTACTGATTCAGAAAAATCAATGAAAAGTCGAATTGAAAATCACAGAACTTTATCAGTAACACATCGATATATGTTTGAAGAATTAAAATTTCATAGTTCATGGGAAGTTTATTTTTACATTTATAATAAATACATTCTTAAAAATAATATAACTAAAGGTAAGATTTTTGAATATGTTTATGAAGGAAACATTCATCGTTATGAATGTGATTTTTTGGTAAATGGTGAAAATATTGAAATTAAAGGTGGACAATTATTAGATGAGGATGGAAATCTTAAACAAATGAAGACTCGTGAATGGGATATGTGCAAACAGAAATGTATGGAAGAAAATAATGTGAAACTCGTTGTAAAGAAAGATATAATTAAAATTATGAAAATTGTAGATGAAAAATATGGTAAAAATTATATAGAACAGTTCAAAACAAGATGATTTATGGAGAAATGTATGAAAATATACAACGAAACCAATGTATTTGAAGAATCTCAGAAACGGATAGAATTTCTCTTCAACCGTTATCAGAATATAATTGTATCATTCAGTGGCGGTAAGGATTCAACCGTTTGTCTAAACCTTATTGTTGATTATGCTAGGAAGAATAATCTGATTGACCGAGTTTGTATTGTGCATGAAGATTTTGAAGCACAGTATGATATGACTACGGAATTTGTCGATGAAACTTTCAAATCATTATCCGATATAAAGCATAAATATTGGTTGTGTTTGCCGTTCAAGGCTCAGAATTGTTGCTCGTTGGAATCAAAGGGGTTTTGGAGACCTTGGGATAAGGAACAGAAAGAAATTTGGGTAAGAGAATTACCAAATTATGATTATGTAGTTACGGAAGAAAATTGTCCATTTAACTTTGATTATGAATGGTGGGATAAGGATTTGTTGTCTGTATTTTCAAATTGGTTTTCTAGTGAATATGGAAAATCTGTGGACGCTTGTGGTATTCGAGCAGAAGAATCTTATGACCGTTATATGCTTGTTACTAGCGGTTCACATTCTTTTAACAATCACCGCATTGAAAGTGGTGACAGATGGATTGTGGAAAATGAAATTTCATCAATGTCATATCCGATTTATGATTGGGCGGTTGAAGACGTGTGGGTATACTTTGCGAAGAGTGGAAAAAAGTACAACAAGTTGTATGATTTGTATTACAAAGCAGGTCTTTCAGTAGACCAAATGCGTGTAGCGAGTCCGTTCAACAATCAAGCCAATGCGACATTAAAATTTTACAAGTGCATTAATCCTTCGATGTGGGGTAGAATGATTTCTCGTGTACAAGGTGCAAACTTTGTTTCTCTTTATGGTGATACAAAACTTATGGGATGGAGAGATTGTAAACTTCCGAAAAACTACACATGGAAAACTTACTGTGAATTTCTACTGAATACTTGTAGCGAAGATGTGAAAAATCATTTTATAGAAAAGTTCACTACTAGCATAAATTATTGGTGTAAAGGAAAAGGTGCGTTTATTGACCCTCAAAGTATTGATGAAATACACAAATTTTATAAAGATATTGAAGTTGAAGATTTAGGTGAAAGTCCTAGATATAAAAAGAAACATCTTGTAAGGTTTAAAAGTTACCCTGATGATTTAAGTTTGTGTAAGAAATGGATTGATTTACCATCTTACAAGAGGATGTGTGTAACAATTTTGAAGAATGATTACACTTGTCGAACTATGGGATTTTCACCTAGCAAGACAGAATCAAATAAAAGAAAAATTGCTTTAGAGAAATTCAAGGAGTTATAGAATTATGGAAAAGAAAATTACGGTAAATTATGAAAATACTCATACTTTTGAAAGATGTTGGAATTTGACAGATAAAGAAATAGAACAGATGAATAACTCTGATTATGTTTCACCGATTTATGAAGTGAAGAAAATTCCGATAGAATTGATTAAAGCGAATAATTATAATCCAAATGCTATGGATAAAAATATCTTTGAACTTCTTCACACTTCCATGATTGAAAGTGGTTGGACACTTCCTTGTGTTGTAGCACCAAATAACGAAGAGGATAAAGACAAGCATCCCTATGTGTTGGTTGATGGTTTTCACAGAGTTTTGATTATGTCACTTTACAAGGATATTTACATTCGTGAAAAGGGTGTAGTTCCTTGTGTAGTGCTAAATAAAGACCAAAATCGATATGACCGTATGTTTGCTACAATTCTTCACAACAGATGTAAAGGTACTCATGATATCGACATTATGTCTGAAATTATCACGGAACTTGTTTCGAGTGGTTTATCTGATTATGAAATTCAAAAAAGATTGGGGATGGATAAAGAAGAATTATTAAGATTGAAACAATTAACAGGTCTTGCTAGTTTATTTGCTGATAAAGAATTTTCAAAAAGTTGGAAGTTTGAAGAATAGGAGAAGGTTATGAATGAAATTAATTACATTACACTGAAAAGACACGGTTGGACAGATAAATTGATTGAAAAATTTAATCTTCACCCAACATCATATAATATAAGGCTCTGTACGGAACGAGTGTTGTTAATTAAAAAATTATAAAAAAACAGACGGTTTTTAGGTGAAATAAGATTCCGTCTGTTTTTTCTGATTGTGTAGTTGATATTTGATATTGTATTAAAACAAATTGCCTTTTTTCTTATTGCAAGGTTTACACAATAATTGTGCATTGGATAAAACAGTTCTGCCACCTTTAGACCAAGGCTCAATATGGTCTACTTCCAACTCTTCTGAGTAAAACCATTTCTTACAAATAGCACATTGATATTTATTATCATTAACTACTGAATTTCTAAGTAATTCTTTTTTATCGTCTATTGTAAAAAGTCTTTTATCATCAACACTTATTCCTTGAACAACCGCTTGTATTATATTCTCTATTTCTGTTTCTTTATCTGTGAACTTTGAATCGTTTGATTTCAAATATCTTTTTATACGAGAATTTATTTCGGATTTATTTTCCTTCCAAATGCTTATATCTTTCATATATTTTATGGAAAGATTGAAATAGATGTCTAACTGTCCATAATCATCGAAAACATCTCTTATGAATTTTATATTTTTTGTTACAGTTCGTTGGTCGTCAGCAAAAGAATTATTTTGATTTTTTCTTACATATTCATTCAAATCTTTTTCGTTTTTCAAAATACACAGATATTTTAGAATTTTCATCTGATTCTTGCCACGGCTATTTGTACTTAAAACTTTAATAGCATCTTTATCGTTGCTTACATAAGAGGTCAAACCTCTTAGGTATTCTCCATTATATAATCCGTTTAATACTTCATAAGCGGATAACGGAACTCCCAATGTATTTATACGGTTAAATATTTTTCGTTTTAATTCTTCGGTTCCTGATTGAATAATCACTGATAATTCGGTTTCATTAAATTTCTGCTGAACATCTGAATCTGTTTGTTTCCAAATTTTGTCGTTATATTGTAAATCATTTTGAATAAACTTTTTAATTGCTTCAATTCTTTGTTTACCGTCTAATACTTCTAATTTCTCATCATCATTTTTCCAAAGATAAAATGCAGGTAACGGAACATCATTTAAGATACTATCTATTACAAGTTGTTGTTTTTCAGTGTTATATATAATTTCCCTTTGTAGTTCAATATCGCTGATTATTACACCGTCTCTTATTTTCTCATATAATTCTTTAATCTTCATCTTTGTATACCTTTTTATTCTTGACTATTATTCTGCCGAATGGGCAATGATGTTTTCCATCCCCATCTGTATATGCTAAATCAGTTCGACCTCTATAATTTCGTTCAATTCCAATTTTTTTAGCAGAATCTCCAGAACCTAAACCTATAATTTCAAATTGTTCAGGATTATATTTTTGTAAGAATGTTACAGGAACACCCATATAACCTTCATAATCATAAGGAATATTTTTAGTTTCGTTTATATCAATCCCATTAAAATTATCATAATGAATATATTTGTCTGAATATTTTTCAGTTAAAATCAATTCATCATGTCTATATTTAACATCTAAATTTGTAAACCAACAACAACTTCTAACTCTATTATCATTCTTAGGTAGCAAAGTTCCATCTGAAAGTATAAATCCAGTCATATGAAAATGATAACCTAACCATATTTTATTATTGTGAAAATATTCAAAACAATATTTGTATAACGGTGCGTCTTGTGGTCCAATTATTAAAAACTTCATATCATTCTTAAACATCAAATCTATAAATTCTCTGAATTGTGAAAATGGTGGATTTGTAATTACAACATCGTATTTAGAATAATCAATATCTTGAAATCTGATTCCTTTCTGATTTATAGGGTCATATCCGCTCACAGATATTGATTTAATTTCATAATCTTCTGCATGAGAAACCAAAAATTTAATAAAATTGCATTTTATTAAATCTATTTTCTTTTCAAAAGATTTTTTCGTTTCATTAATATTTATGTCTTTAACAAAATTACTGTCGTTAAATAAATCATTTGATAAAACTTCCGTTCCGTCACTATAAACAATCTGCTCCTCGAATGATTCATCCCAATCACAAGGACATAAAATTCGTTTTCCTTTGAAGTATTCCTTATAATTTGGCAATTCATTGGCTATATCGTCATAAATTGTATAAAATTCATCATCTTGTTTTTCTTTTGAATTTTTAATTCTTTCAAGTCTAGTCGGCATTTTATATTTCCTTTTCAAATAAATTATACATGAATTATCCCAACAACGGAATAGCACTTCTATTTCTAATTTCCTTGCTTAAAACTTTCTTTTCTGTAGTGAAAACAAAGTCCTCAAAGATGTTCTTCTTTTCAGTCCAAGTTTCCTTACTATAATTCAGAATGTTATTCCAAATCAAATAGTTGTTC